CCACGATGGATGTCAACAGGAGAACCACAAGAATCAGCGCGAATACTCTCCCTCTATGCATGTTTGCCTCCTTGGCAGTACAGTTGTTTGCCAGTATGCCAACGTAACTGCAAGAAGTCAAGCTGTCGTGGCAGTATAGAGACTTTCCCTCTTGACAGGAAAACTGCTTGCCGGCATACTGTTTTCGGACTGGGGGAAAGAGAGGATTCCATGATCTACAAAAAGTCTCACCCAGAGCTGGACGAACTCACGGCGGCCAAGGTCCGGTACGTGGCGCGAGTTCTAGGTAAACATCCCGTCCAGGTGATCGAAGAGGCCATCGATGCCATGTACCGTGCCTGTAACGACCGGCCGCCGGAAGCCAATCTGATCACCGAGCAGATCCCCGAGAGCGAAAGGTTGTTGTGATCCTCGGCGTTGTAAATCAAAAAGGAGGGTCCGGCAAGACGACGGTCAGCTGGCACATCGCTATGGGGATGTCGGCTCGGGGGAAGTCCGTCCTTCTCATCGACCTGGATCCGCAGGGAAATGCGACGAGCATGTGCACCGACCATCTTCTTCCCGAGTCCAACATCACTCTTGCCTTCGCATCCCGAGGCAAGACCATGCCGGAACCGCAGAAGGTCAACACCTGCCTCGATCTTCTCGGAGCGAACGACGATCTCTCGGAGCATGAGAGTGCCCCTTCGCTGGAGAAGTCCTACATCCTCCGCGACCTCCTGCAGACGCTGACAACCTACGACCTTACAGTCATCGATACCCCTACTCATCTTGGAACAGCTGTGTCTAACGTCATGGTGGCGGCTGACTGTCTCCTGGTCCCGGTTCGTCCTGACCGTTTCGACCGGGATGCCGTATCGCGCCTCTTTGAGCGTGTGGCCTTCGTCCGCGAACATGCGAATCCCCGTCTCCAGCTGGCTGGCATCTTGGTCAACGCTGCCCAGGAGAGAACGATCTACGTCCGGGAGTTCGTCGCCATGTTGAAGGCCACCTATAACGCCGCCGTGTTCACCACGATCATCCCATCGAGCGTGCGCATGGCCGAAGCCCTCGACGTGTCGAAGCCAATCTGGGAGTACGAGCCACAGAACCCCGTCAGCATTGCTTGGTTGGCATTCCTCAATGAATTGGGGGGCACACTTGGGCTATCTTGACAGGGCTTTACGAAAGAAAAAGGCCAAGGTTACTTTGTACCTCAGTGATGAGACGTTACTCGCTGTCAAAGAGTATTGTATCCACCATCGGGGCGTGAATATGTCCACCTTCAGTGAAGACGCGGTGCTTGAGAAACTGGAACGAACGGTGGAACAGAAACCCGTTGATCTGATCATGCGCCACAAGACCCAATGACAGCATAACGCTGTGACAGCTTGACGATAACCTAATCGTCACCGTCTGTCTGCAAACGCCGCCGCACGTGTCTATGACATGATCTGTGCGGCTTCACTATATCTTCACACGTAGTGCTTGACATACATATACAACCGATAATAATACAAATAGTACCAAATACGCGGGCTGGGGAGTCAGAGATGAGCAAAGTCGTCAGAGGAAGAGGGACGTCTAGACATGGGACGGATCCTGCGTACAGTCGCTACACCCGAGCAGCCAAGAGAGCTGAACGTCAGCAATGTCTTCTTCAGGCTCGGTCAATCGTCGCCTCCTGCCAACAGCGTCCTTCCACTAAGACATTCGGGAGGGCGTCATGATCCCCCTCACGTACGTTATGTCGTTTAGCCTCGGCATCATCGTGGGTATCGGACTGGGCGTGGTTCTTGTCTTCAAGAAACTCCACTGGTTGATTCGTTGGGGACTGGTGAACGAGACATGAGCGAACTGAGACGGAACTACCTCGACAAGGTAGTAGTGGTACGGGACGGATCAACGTCAGACGGGCTTCATGGCCTGGTGACGCAGATCGTTGAGGACAGCGAGACCCCGCTGACCGTCCTCTTATGGGCAGTCCAGGGATTTAGGCACTCCAACTTTTATGCTCCATCCAGCGTTGAACTGACGGGCGAGACGTGGAGCGACTCCTTACCTCGCGACCAACAGGTTCGAGCAGTGTTCGATTCCTCTTATTCGCATTTGTGGTATATTGTTGATGGTAGCGGGCGCAGCATTAACGGGTACGGTCGACCGGGTATTGCGTGGGCGCACTACTTTCGAGAACATCAAGACACTGCAAGTGCAGCATTACATACGCTAGTCCAGGAGGTTGAAGATGACAGAACACCCATTAAAACGGTGGAGAACCAACAAAGCAATGACGCAGATGGCGATGGCACGATCACTCAAAGTCTCCCTTGTGACGATCCAATTCTGGGAGACGGGTCTGAGCATGCCGAGTCCAGACAACATGACGAAGCTGCATCAGCTCACGGGCATCACTCGCAAACAGTTGGAGCAGGCGCGCGAGTAGCGATAACAACAAAGGAGAAATGTAATGACAAAACAGAACCAAGATCTTGAAAGGCTCCCGCCGTCTGTAGCAAAGGGAGCCATTATTGTTGGCATCGTCGTGTTTCTCTTCGTCTTCATCATTAGCATGTCGTTTTTGCGGTCATGCTCGAGCAGTTTCTCAGCACCACCGACGACTGCTCCAGCAACGATTACGCAACCTGCTTCAACCGATATTGAGGTTGGAGACACCATCACTGTTGGTCAAGGGACGAATGCTTTCGTGTGTCCGACAAAAGCCGATTTTGACGAATGCACAAAGCTTTCAATTGCCAAGGATTACCTGGGACTAGGAGAAATGGAGGCGAACGGGCAGCTTTATCTTGTGGATGCGGGAACTAAAGCACTTGTTATTGGTGAGAGTTTTGCGGCATGGCAAGTGCGGATAGAGTCTGGTGACTATTTTGGTAAAAGTGGGTGGGTTATATTGGAATCTTGCAAGAAGTAACTACCTGAAGAATTAGCACCACGCCAGCGGATTGGGGAGGAAACACATGAACGGCTGGATTATATTCATCGGGCTGATTATCGCTGCTTTTTGCGGGGCACTGATCGAACACAAGAGACTCCAGGAGAACCACGAGTTCAGAATGAATCACTTGCACACTTGCTACCTGGAACAGATCAAACGGAACCTCAAGCTCACTGAAACGCTTGCTGCGGAACACGCCGAGCCGATTGATGTTATCCTTGACCGGCTGTTGGAAGATTGCCCGGATGAGAGTCAGCTCAAGACATTCGCCGCCGGGCAGGATCCAAGGGACTGACGTGAAGCACCTTGGCAAGGCGGTGATCCTGACATTCGCCGAATACGAATCCCTGATGTGCCGGACAGAAGATGCTGAAGCGCACGCTGCGGACTTTGCAGAAGAACTGAGCCGGATGCGAGCAAACAACGTCCTGGTAGAGGCAAGGCGCCGGCAAGAGCGCAAGGCGGCCTTCACGGCTGGCAAGTTCCATGCAGCTGGTGGATATGCCCATGCGCTTATGTTAACCAGAAAAGAAGTCAGCCAGGCTAGACTTCTCCTGGCCCGCTGGCGCCCACTCGCTTGGGCGCTCGAGACGACGCCAGGACAGTTCACTGGCGATGACAGCGACAGTAGCGACATCCATGCGGCAGCCGACTTCTTCATCATCGGACAGCATGTAGCACAAGAGAGGAGTCACGTGAACAGCGAATGCCGGCAGATGACGCCAGTAGAAAAGGAAGTGCAGCATAAAATGGTCGACGACTTTACGAAGGGAATCGACCACGCCATGATCGAGGCCATCAATTTCCGGCCCCAGGTGAAACCATGACCTACCAAGACCGGTATTCCATATTGAAGAAACAACTGGAAGGTGGCCTTGAGACGTACATCAAGGAGGTCACCGTTGCTACATTGAGAATCGGCAAGGACCCGCTACCGAAAGGATTGAGGAGTCGGCCGGGCAAACCCCTGATTGTCGGCAGACTATACTACGTCATTCCCAAGAATCCAAAGGAGCGGAAGTGAGTGAGGTTTCGTCCTACGAGATTAAGGAGGCTCTCGCCCTTCATTGTGCCCTCGACTTCTTCATGACTGAGGTCAAGAGCGGCCCGACGCAGTACGACAATGAGGGCCTAAAAATCCTTGACGCCATCGCCATCAAGAAGTCCTGGGCACATCCCTGCATCCGAGGCTTCGAGGTCAAAGTATCGAGGAGCGATTTCCTGCGGGACGCCAAGTGGTACACGTATTTCCCCTACGTCAACGAGTTTTACATGGTCTGCCCGAAAGGCATGATCGACCGAACAGAACTTCCAGACAACTGCGGCCTGCTCTACTATTCCGAAAACGCTCGGCGGGTCCTGACGAAAAAGAAAGCGACGTACACCAATGGCCAGCCCACAGCCGACATGCTTATGTACATCATCATGAACAAGCTCGACGACGACCGCCGGCCGTTCTTCTCGACGAAAGCGGACTGGGTGCGCGAGTATCTCCTGCACAAGAATGAGAACCAGCGCCTCGGGTTCCACCTCAGTACAAAACTCCCTCAGCGCGTCGACGAACTAGAACAGCAGCTCAAGAACTTGGACCAATTCGAGTCAGATGCCAAACGAGTGCGGTTAGAACTCAAGGCGATCGACGCCGTACTCAAGAAGCACGGGATCACCTATTGGAGTAGTTACAGCGACGACGGGCGCGCAGAGGAGATCGACAAAGCACTGACCCGTGCGTATCCAGAAGAACTGGACAAGATCACCGGCGAGCTGCAGGCGGCACTCTCGGCGATCGCTAAGTTGAAGGGCGAGAAAATAAGGGAGTTGACGCCATGACCATCGGCGATCGCATCCATTGGCATCGCGAGTATGAAAAAGGGTTCTACAACAATCCAGCACATGAGACGATCTGGAGTGGGATTGTCGTTGAACTCGTGACGTCCCAGGTGGTCAAGGTTCGACGCGACTTTGACGGCGACCGGACATACTTGGTCCTCGTGAGTGACATCAAGGAAACGCCATGAACCGCACATCGATCGACTGGGCGCAGTACAGCTGGAATCCTGTAACCGGTTGTCAGCATGATTGTGACTACTGCTACGCCCGGAGAATCGCTGCTCGGTTCGGTGCTGAAACGTATTACTTTGATGGTGCATATCCCGACCGACCGCATCTGCACTATATTCGGCTCGACGTCGAGGAAGAGTTCATTGATCTGAACTTCAAGGACCGGAACGGCTACCCGATGGAGCTCGGTAATCTCGAATGTCGTTCGCTCTATCCGTTCAACTTCGAGCCGACGTTCCACGAATACCGCCTGTCTGAGCCACAGTGGGTCAAGAAGCCTTCTCGGGTGTTTGTTGGTAGCATGGGCGATACGTTCGGCTCCTGGGTACCGGATGAATGGATCGCGAAGGTCTGCGAGGCGTGTCACAAGGCCCCGCAGCATACTTACCTGTTTCTTACAAAGAATCCGATGCGGTATCGGTGCTTGGTTCCCGTCTTCGACAAGTACCTTCCTCCGTCCCTGAAATGGGGGGCACGGCCGAACTGGTGGCTCGGTGCTACCTTTGACACGGCAGCCAATACGTCGACGTTCTGTCGCCACCTCGGTGAGATTAAGGCGCGCGGCTACCATACTTGGGCGTCAGCAGAACCCCTGCTCGAGGATATTTCCCCGGTTATAGACTGGGCAGCGATCGACTGGCTTGTGATCGGTGCCATGACGGGACCGGGGGCGAAGAATCACCAGCCAAAGCGCGACTGGGTCGAGGCACTTGTGCAAGGGGCGAGAGAACGTAAGATCCCGGTGTTCATGAAGAAGAACCTCGCAGCAGTATGGAATGCACCATTGATTCAGGAACTACCGCAAGACGCTAAGACGTCATGACAGCAAAACAGCAAGTAGCCATGACGGGATATTGCTATGCTGTCATGAGGGGGAAAGCGCTTGACAAATGGGGTAATCGTTTGCAGAATAATGGCCGCCACCCCATCCTGGGCTCCCCAGTCCGCATGGGGTGGTTATGTCTTGGTAGACTGGGGACTTGACATGGGCTTGATAGCAGTACAGAATCGAGTACAATATGCGTGGTGGCCTAGATGAGGCTCATGACCCGATCGAAGCCGGACCTATCCCCGGGGCCACCATCATCAAATTGGACAGGAAAGGATAGGTGAAAGACAAATGCCATATAAAAATCCTGAAGACGCTAGGGCGCGCCAGCAACGATACAATGAAGCAAATCGCGAAAACAAACGACAATATGCGCGTTGGTATTATGGCGAACATAGAGAACGGTTGCTGGAAGAGGACCATATAGCCTATGTTGCAGACCCCGAGAAACGGCTGACTGCCTCTAGGGAGTATGGCAAGGCTCACCCCAAAGAACGATTACAGAAGTTTCTCAAATGGTTGAAGACCCCCAACGGTATAGCGTACAACCGCGCTCGAAAGCACAGGGGACGGACAACCGGGAAACTTAACATACTGGCTTTTTATATGGGGTGTGCCGAACTTGGTTGGCATTGTCAGATGTGTGGCAAGGAACTAACAAAAGAGACTGTCACCATTGACCATATCCTTCCCGTCAGTAAGGGCGGAACAAACACTATAGAAAATTTACAACCGCTTTGTAGAAGCTGTAACGGAAAAAAGGGCAATCGCTCCATGGCAGTAATGGTTGGTCCCGAGATAGAACGTCTGGACACTGGCAAGAACATGAAACAGGCGGTGATCCATGTCTAGCCGCATTCTTTCCGACAGTATTCTGACGTCAGAGACGTTGGACAAACTTTGCCCGGAACAAGAATGTCTGTGGTACCGGATTCTCGTGTCAGCGGATGACTATGGCTGCATGGATGCGAGACCGATTGTGGTGCTTGCCCGCTGCTATCCCCTTCGGATCGGAAAAATTCAGCCTGAGCAGATAGCGGAGTGGCTGCAGAATCTTGCCCAGGTTGGCCTCATCACCCTGTACCAGGTCGAGGGGAAGGATTACCTTCGAATAGCCAAGTGGGAAGAACATCAGCGCATCCGCACGAAACGGCACAAATGTCCGCTACCTGCTGCAGACGGTGACAATTCACAAGACATTGCGGCCACTCTGAACAAACTGGCGCAATCTGCGGCAATCTGCGGCGACTTGCGGCAATCTGCGCGAATTGCGCCTTCTTCTGAATCCATATCATTACATTCTGAATCCATTCCGAATCCTTTACCCACACATTCTTCTCTTCAAAAACATAGAAGCATGAGACAAAGATAACCGACAACGACGGACTGGGGAGGTCTACAATGGCAAACGAACTGCAAGTGTTTCAGTACGAGGCACAGCAAGTAAGGACCGTCAACAAGGAAGACGAACCGTGGTTCATAGCAAGAGACGTCTGTGAAGTCTTGGCAATCGCGAACACATCGCAAGCGCTGGCACGGCTGCCGGACGTCATGAAGGGTCTCAGTACTGTGGATACCCCTGGTGGAAAGCAGACGGTGACTGTCATTACAGAAGCTGGGTTGTACAAACTGGCCTTCTCGAGCCGGAAAGACGAAGCGGAGAAGTTCACCAACTGGGTAGCGTCTGATGTTTTACCTCAGATCCGCAAGACAGGTAACTATAGTCTGCCGAGCTCCAAGAACGTCTATGGTATCCTCCGCGGACTGGTCGATGACCTGGAGCGTCAGGACCAGCAGATCGCCGCCGTGAACCTGAGAGTCGACAAGGTCATCAAAGGAATCCCTGCGCTACCGGTACCTTCCAACGCGAGCGAGGAATTTGTCACACCGAGTCAGATCGGACGCATGTTCAACCCCCGGCTTTCTGGTCAGGAAGTGAACCGACTGATGAAGTTGGCTGGTTTGCAGTACAGAGTTGGAGACGAGTACATTCCAAGTGACCGGGGCAAGATCTACGCCAAGACGTTACCCGTGCAGCTGGACAATGGTCACTGCGTTTTTCAACTGTATTGGCAGAGGAAAGTTTATAACTTTATCAGTGAAATATTGGTTGAGTGCAAGATATGAGCAACTACAAGGTGAAGATCTGCCAGGTCTGCGGAAAGGAATATCAGCCGACGAGTCCCAATCAGAAATATTGTGTGCAATGCGGACCAGAAGGGAATAGAGTCCGTGCCGCTAAGTGGGCCAAGGAAAACCCCGAGAAGGTAAAGGCAAAAGAGGCCAAGTACTGTAAGGCTAATCCTGAAAAGCGTAAAGCAAAGGATCTCAAATGGGCCAGGGAGAATACTATCAGAAAGAAGACGACCGATGCTAGGCGATACGCGGCTCATCCAGAAATATCAAAGGAGTTGAATTCAAAGTGGTATAAGGAGCATCCCGAGCAGGCGCGATTCAAGTGCGCCACACGTCGTGCTGGCAAGTATGCCAACACACCCATCAGCGAATTGCTGACGTCTACCGAATGGCTAGCGATCTTGGCTGAGGCTGCCGGTCGCTGCGCCTACTGTGGCAAGGAAGCGAAACTGACCCTCGATCACGTCATACCGCTGTCGAAGGGCGGGAAACACTCGGCGTCCAATGTTGTACCAGCGTGCTTGCGCTGCAATTCATCCAAGAAGAACTACACGGTTGAGGAATGGAACGCAAAGAAACTGGCGATACAAATGTGGACAAACAGCGAGGTAACGGTATGACTGAGCTCGAAAACGGCGACCTTGTCCTGGACAACGGTGTCATCATCCCTGCCGAGAAACGGACACGGTGCGAGGTTTACAGCCGTGTGGTTGGCTACCTGAGGCCTGTTGCCCAGTGGAATCTCGGCAAGAAGGCGGAATGGGCAGACAGGAGCGTCTTCGATCCATCCCTGGGACGCAAAGGGAAAATTGTGAACATTGGGGCTGAACAAGGCATAAGTAGTGAACCTGTCGTGCAGACAGGTGAGGTAGGGGGTATCCTGCCAGCAATTACCTAGGAGAGAAGTGAGGAACGACGCGCTGTTGAGCGTCAAATACCCATAGGGGTATGGCAGCAAAATAGCGGACTGGGGGAGATATATGCGGACTGGGGAGCTCGTACGGCATACACCATTACGGCGCACGGCATTTAAGAAAAGCGGACGAACCTTTAAGGCGAGCAGTCGAACGGGCAAGGTCGGCAAAGGTGTTGCAGCTGCGCAGATACGCAGGTGCGGCCTGGTAGTCTTGCGCAACGAGAACGACAAGATCTGTGGCGACATCGTTCGCTTCCGTGACGGCATGGTCTGCCGGCATTGCCACCAGCACGTCGAAGGTTCCAATGCCGAATGGTCTCATATTTTCGTCCGGGAACTCCTTGGCACGCGCTGGAACTCTCGCAATGCCGTCTTGCTGTGTTCGGACTGTCACCACGGCTGGTGGGAGGGCTTGAGCCGGAAGGACCAGCTCGCCTGGGCGACCACACAGCTGGGCGAAGGTGAACTGGATCAGCTTTGGGCTGAGTCCATCGCCTTGCTCCACGACCGACAGGCTTTCTACGAGTCTGAAAACGCCAGGCTCAAAGCCGAATACCGTACCCTCACCGGGCAGGCATGGAGTGCGAAATGACCTGCATCGTGGGCTTCAGCACCAAGCGCAAAGTCTATATCGGCGGGGATTCAGCTGGTCTTTCTGGATGGACGCTGACGGTGCACAAGGATCCCAAGGTGTTCACGAACGGACCCTGTATCATGGGCGGGTGTGGCTCTTTCCGAGTAAGAGATCTGCTGCGCTATGCCTTCGTGGTTCCTGAGAGACATCCTGATGAGGACATCGATAAGTGGATGCGAACAACGTTTGTCGACGCCATCCGGAGCTGCTTGAAAACAGGGGGTGTTGCTGAGAAGGATAAGGAAGTAGAAAAGACTGGCGACAGTTGGATTCTTGTCGGCTACGAGGCTCGACTGTTCAAGGTCCAGAGTGACTACCAGGTAAGCGAGGCGCTCGACCCCTATGACGCCACCGGGTGCGGCGAAGAATACGCCAAGGGCGCAATGGCGGCAATGATTCGGGCGGGAGATATTGCGCCCGAGGACATGATTCGTATTGCCCTGGAGATCACAGAGCGCAACTGTGCAGGCGTCAGGGCGCCCTTCAACATTGTGTCGCTATGAGCGGTTGGAAGCGGGCGAAGAAATGAAATGGTCATCGCGCACGTCGCGCCGCATCGACTACAGCAAGATCGCCCTCATCCTGTTCGTCGTGGCGCTTGTCCTGTTGCTGGCCATGATGTTCACACTCCTGGCACCCAAGACAGCAACGGGAGGAGACATTGTCAATTTCCGAGTCGCTCGCAGGATGGCAGCCGTAGCCCTTCCTCTAGACAACGTGACGACACGCGCATCAGCGCCTATAGCAATTGTGATATGCGAGATCACAGCTTATTCACCGACCGTTGCTGAGTGCGATGCCTCACCACTGGTAACTGCCAGCGGCAAGCGCGTATACGTTGGCGGCATTGCTGCAGACTTGCGGGTTCTGCCGTTCGGGTCCATTGTCATCATCCCAAACTACAACAATGGAGACCCCTGCACGGTCATCGACACAGGCGGCGCCATCAGGGGGCTGAAACTGGACGTGTTCCTGTGGTCGACCGAAGAAGCAATACATTGGGGTCGCCGGAAGAACGTCCGGGTGGAAGTCTTGTACATTCCGAAGGGGATGCCGTGAAATCCCGTCCCGTCGAGAGCGGATGGTGTGGCAGTCTGTTTGAGGAACCCATTGAGCAGGTACACCAGCCTTCGGATCGTTGCGTCTGTCATCAGGACTGCCCGGAGTACGAGGCTTGCGAGACGGAGGCTCTCGATAAGAACAGCAAGATCTACTTTTATCTTCGCTGTGTGAAGGGCAAGTTTCCAGCCTGTGCCGCGTGTCACTGCATGACCTGTGAACGGTATCACGAATGTAAGGACGGGCCCGCAATGGGACAGCCCGGTGGCACTCGTTACCGTATGTGCCATCGACCTATCAGCATCACTGGCTGCCCGGACTATGTACCTGTTGTCGAACACCCAGTTCCTGAGCAGGGAGAAGGAACGCTGATCCGTCATGGAAACGAAACGTGGAGGCAATATGAGCTGAATGGTCACCTTGTTGAAGAGTTTGTATCGACAGACAATCCGAAGCCGTCAAAACGCCAGGCTGGAGAGAAGCGGGAGATATCCCATCTGAACAATGTTCTCGACCAGCTGCGTGCCGAGGGTATTGAGCCGGCGCCTATTGTCGAAGCTCCTGACAAACCCTCGAAGCCTGCCAAGGTGAAGAAGCCAGCGAAACTCAGGAGCGCGGACTATAACGGCAACGCTCTCCCTGGGAGCAACGCCGAAATCTGCAGTCATTGTGACTGTGAGACCTGCGGACTAAACCAAGCACATCTGGACTATACGGACAAGGAATGGAAGGGTTGCCCTGCCTGCGGCTGTGACCAGTGTCTGGGAAAAGACGAGCTCCAGCCGATAACGCTCTGCGGACGCAAGGCTGCTCTCACTGCCGAAGTCATGGGCAACACCGAGAGTCAACTGCCGCGGGAACAGTTGCATGTTAACCAGGTCCAGCGTTACGTCCGACCAGCCGAATCCGCAGAGGGGTCATGCACTGCCTGTCAGTGCCATACTTGTGGGTACCGCAACCTGAACTGTGCGCTCAATGGCGATGAACCAGTCCTCATCTGCTCGACCTGTTGGCTGAACCACCCGCATCACTGGAAAGTCTACGCCGCGATCGTCAAGGAATGTCCCCACTGGCGCGACGCTGCGACCTTCCCCGCGGACATCCTGGCTCCCGGCATGGGGCCATGTCCTGCAGAACCCTGTCAGCTCATGTACAACGGCGAAGGCGGCCCGTGTCTCTGCCATTCCTGCAAGCATGGAACACCCGATTGCGATAGCACGTGCGGTGTCCCCGGCTACCCGATGGAGACGGGGCAGTATGCTTGCGAATGGTACGCGCAGAAAGTGGTTACAGTCGAAGCAGTCATGCCCCCAGCTGCCGATCTCGACGTTCCTGACCTGGTCAAGGTGGGCGAGCTGGTGACCCGGCTGCACGCCAGAGGGTATATATACGAGATCCGCAAGGTGACGCGCGTCGAGAAGACGGACGCCGGCTGGCAGGTCTACGGCGACCTCTGGGATGACTTTCGACACCCACGGCGCAAGAACGTCAGCAAGAACGAGCCAATTATCCGCTATGGCGTCACCGGCTGGAAGGCCGAGAACGGCAAGATCGTTCCACTGGGGCAGAAGGTTGTGGAGGACACCTTCAGCGCGATGTACGACGAGACGCACGCTGACGAGCGGCTTATTGTTCTCACCCTCGAGCAGGTCGAGCAGCTGGTGGCTATCGAAGAAGCGGAAGACGTCAACGGTCCGACCTGGTACACACATGTGTGGCTGAAGCCTGAAGGTTCAAAGGGACACAAGAACGAGCAGGGTTATCTCGAGGATCCAAGAAAGCGGTGGCCGTTGCTCGGGCATGCGCGGTTCGTGGATACGTCGGCTGCCGCGGTCGCAAAGATTCCACCGGGCCGTCGTTCAGACGTCTGCCAGGATGAACCTGAATGCGAACACTGTCTCTGTTACACCTGTCAGCATCAGAAGGCCTGCCGCTTGGACAACACGCTGAATTGTTGTTCGCCATGCAAGACATCAGGTGGAGCTCATCACCACAAAGCCGTCGACTGTGAAGGGTATAGTCAAGTCTAAGTAGCTAATCATCCCCAACCCGACCATCACTGCCAAAGCGGGCCAATGACAAGTTCAGGTAAGGGGCTGTTGCATAAGAAAAGAGGGCGCACCATGGAAACGTATGGAGGCGCACATGACCGGATGGCACGGATGGTCTCAGAGTCCTTTACATGTACGTGGGTTCAAGACACTTGAGAGAGGCGGCAGGATTACGGCGCTGCTTTATCAGGGAGGCAATGCACGGAATGTTGTGCGTGCTCTTCGTCGGCAGTTGCGCAAGGAAGAGCACAGCGAGTTTGTCGGCGCCGTTATCTTTGGCCTGAGCCGTCGTTTCGACCTATTGTATGAGGTTGGTGATGGTGGATTTAGAAACGGGAAGCATGTGACATTTCTTACCATCGGGCATTGGAGGCATTACAATTCGGAACGAATCCGAGAGCGAATCGTCTTGCCCGAGGAACCGAAGAAAAGCTACCCGCATGTGTGTGTGCGTATTCCGACGGGGACGCCGAGCATCTGGCATACTGCGAATGATCGTTACCGGGTGAGGGTTGGTGGACACTACCTTGGGACGTATGACTCGTTTCCACTGGCCATCTCTGCGAAGGCTTTGTATAGAAAGCACCATCCCGGACGTCATCCATTGCTTAGTAACGAGTCCCTCCAAGGGCTTGCTAATGCAGGGATGCGCTCCTAGACTATAGATGCAAGAATTGCGGACTGGGGAGTCTAGATGTTGAACGAGTATGCCGAGGCCTTGGAAGCGCAATATGCCGTGTTGTTCCCGGTGGCTTGTCATACTCCCCGAAGCAGATCCCCCATGTACCACGGTCAGGCCCGCTGTTTGCCCGTGAACGCATGGGGGATTTTGTATGTCTAGAAAAGCCAATCGCGATTGTTTGAGTGCAGACGTGTTTCCTCCTACCCGCGCAAGCGGACTCCTTTGCACGTCTGCACTGAGACGATCCCTCCGGCCAGTCCTCGGGGTTGAGGGCGGGTGATGCCGTATGCCCCCCGCCGGTTCTGTGGTTATGCTGGGTGTCACAAATATGCATTGCCAGGCGGTTATTACTGTGAGGATCACCGACAGGCTGCGCCGCATGCTTATGACAAGGCGCGTTACACCGGGGCAGAGCACAGATTCTACAAGTCTGGCGACTGGCGTGCCGCGCGGGGGCAGTATCTCCAGGATCATCCACTCTGTGAGAACTGTTTGGCTGAGGGCAGAGTGACGCCTGCTACTCTGGTTCATCATAAGCAGCGAGTCAGAGACCATCCCGAACTCGCGCTTGATCCTGCTAACTTCAAGTCCTTATGCGATGCCTGTCACAACCCAGAGCATCCAGAGAAGGGAGGATGGCATGACAGCTAGGGAGGGGAGGTCAAATATCTACGCCTTTGCGCCCTTCAGGCCGGCGGGGGGGCACGCGCGTGCATCCGCAGATGGCCGGTTTTCCAGGGTTTTTGGGGAAATGAGATGAGAGGACACAACCGCCGCAAGCCGACCGCCATCAAACTTCTCGAAGGCAACCGCGGACACCGGCCGTTGAACCCCGACGAACCGAAGGCCCCAGCGCGCGCCGTGATCGCCTGCCCAAATTGGCTCGCCGAGAAGGCACAGGGTGAATGGCGCCGGGTCATGACCGCTCTGGTGCGCATGCCAGGACTCCTGACGACCTGCGATCGAGCTGTGCTCGCTGGCTATTGCCAGGCGTGGGCGCGCTGGCGAGAGGCCGAAGAGGCGATGAAGAAGGGTCTCACCGTGTGCGTCGACAGCCGCCCTGGTTATTACACCGACCAGGTGAATCCCAATGTCAAGATCAGCAAAATCTATTACGACCAGATGATGCGTGCGGCATCGATGCTCGGGTTCAGCCCTTCCGACCGGGGCGGCGTTCATCTCTTGCCGAATGCAGCGGAGAAGATCAAGCCAGACGAACTGACGCCGCCGCCTCGGAAAGCGCCACATATGCTCGTCGAGGGCCATAAGAAACCGTGATAACCAACGACATTAAGCGCATTAACCTGAAGCAATACTACTTCGACACAGACGCTGCCGACTATGCCGTCCGGTTCTTTCCCCTGTTGCGCCAGTATAAGGGCGAGTGGGCGGGCAAGCCGTTCGTCTTACAGCCCTGGCAAGCCTATATTGTGCGCCAAGTCTTCGGTTGGAAGGACCGTGAGACCGGGCTGCGGATGTACCGGAAGGCCTTTATTGAGGTTCCCAAGAAGAATGGCAAGAGCACGATGGCTGCCGGTCTCGCCCTCCTGCTTGCTTTTGGAGATGGTGAGGCGGGCGCAGAGGTCTATTGTCTGGCGAATGACAAACAGCAGGCACACATCGTGTTCGATATGGCCAAGATCATGGCCGAGACATCTTCCGTCCTTGCAGATCGGATCAGGGCATTCCAGACGTCCATTGTTCAGGAGAGCACCCGGTCCGTCCTCCGCTCCATGTCGAGCGATGTCAAGACCAAGGCCGGATACAACGTTAGTGGCGCGGTCATCGACGAACTCTATGCCTTCGACAGTCCGGAGCTGGTCGACCTCATTACGACGGCCGTCGGTGCGCGCTCCCAACCGCTCGTCATCGAAATCACGACGGCTGGAAACGACCAGGAGTCCATCTGCTACGAGACCTATGACTATGCCAAACGCGTGGCTGCCGGGATCATCGAAGACCCAACCTTCTTCACGGTCATCTATGAGGCTGATCCGGGCGACGACTGGACATTGCCCGCAACGTGGTACAAGGCAAATCCGTCACTGGGCGTCACGATTCCCGAATCCTTTCTTGCTGCAGAATGCCGTGAGGCTCAAAATAATCCGGCGAAGCAGAATGCCTTCCGCCGCTGGTATCTGAACCAATGGACGCAGCAGAGTGTGCGGTGGCTGGACTTGGCGTTCTATGACAAGTGCGTGAATAACGCGGCCTTCGAGATTGGGGGTCGGGTTTGCTATATTGGGCTGGATCTTGCCAAGACGATCGACCTTGTTGGACTGATGGAGGTATGGGCACCGCTTAAACCAGAGGGGCAGTGGAACCTTGTGCCTATGGCATTCATTCCCGCGGAGAACCTCGAGGCGCGCGCCAAAGCCGACCACGTACCCTACGATCTGTGGGTGAAACAAGGGTACATCCAGACGACACCTGGGAACATCTGCGACTATGACTTCATCCGGTCCTACCTGGAGAAGCGACGGGAGCTGACCAAGTGCAATGATGTCGTCGGCGATCCCTGGAACTTCTCGCAACTCTCCAACGATTTGCAGAAAGATGGTTGGAACGTGCTCGAGGCGCGCCAAGGGTTCAAGACCATGAGTCCGGCGGCCAAGGACATTCAGCGCCTGATCCTGTCGGGCAAGGTCGACATCCCGACCAACCCCGTGCTGCGTTGGATGTTCGACAACGTCTCGATCGTGGAGGATGAGGCGCAAAATATCAAGCCTGTGAAGCGGAACAATGCCGCAAAGATTGATCTTCTCGTAGCATGGATCGATGCGCAGCATGCGCACCTGTTGGCTGAACCGAATGAAGATGCCTACTATGCAACCCACGATATCTTCGTAGCGGGAGGGAAATGATGAACTTCTTGCAACGGCTGAAGAGATCGTGGCAATTGACCTCGACTGATCCAGAGTTCCTGCAACTTATGGGCGGGCAGACCGCCATTTCCGGCGTAGTCGTGACGGAGAAAACGGCATTGACGTTGACCACCGTTTACTCGTGTATCGATCTCCTGTCCTCGACGATCGCTTCACTTCCCTTGCACGTCTACCGGCGCACGAGCAATGGCAAGGAGCGGGCGACAGATCATGCCCTGTACGGTCTTCTGCACGACCAGGTGAACTTGCGTATGACCTCATTTGCCTGGCGAAATGCGGCCGTCAGCCACCTACTCGGTTGGGGCAACTCGTATTCTGAAGTCCAACTGGATGGGGCTGGACGAACAGTAGCGCTATGGTTGCTCCGCCCCGACAAGATGCAGATCTGGCAAAATCCCGACCTGAGTCTGACGTACATTTACACGATGCCGGATGGATCCACAGTGAAGTTGCCGGATTACCGCATCTTGCACCTGCGCGGGCTGTCGTTTGATGGCATTATGGGCTACTCACCGATTGACAAGGCGCGGGAAACGCTGGGTCTTGCACTGGCCACGTTGCAATATGGGGCTGCATTCTTTGCGAACAATGCCAATCCGAGTGTAGCGCTGACCCTTCCGGGCACCACGGGCAACGCAGAACGAGCAAAGAAGATAGCGGAAGCATGGGACGCGACGCATGCCGGTCTGACAAATGCGCATCGGACGGCCATCCTCGAGGGCGGAGCGGATATCAAGGTCATCGGGATTCCTCCGGAGAACGCGCAGTTCCTCGAGACACGCAAGTTCACGCGTGAGGAGATCGCTTCCATCTACCGAGTACCGGCCCACCTGATTGGCGACTTGGAACATGCCACCTTCAGTAACGTCGAGAACCTCGATATTCAATTCGAGAAGCACACAGTCCGGTCTTGGGCCGTGAATATCGAACAGGAACTAAGTGGTCTCTTCCAGGACGCCGATCGCCAGACATACTTCGCAGAATTTGCGTTGGACGGGCTGCTGCGGGGCGATACTGCCTCACGCCATGCGGCATATGCCCTCGGCCGTCAGTGGGGTTACTATTCTGTGAACGATATCAGGGGCATGGAGAACATGAACGGGATCGGCTCAGCGGGCGACCGGTATCTCGAGCCGCTCAACATGACCGTTCCGCCCAATATCCGGAGCCTGTTGCTCCCGGTTGTGGCTGATGTCATGGAGGGTATTAGGAAAAAGGAGGCACAGGACGTTCTCAGTGAAGGCCGGAAATGCTTTGTAGAAAGCGGGGTCGCCGGTTTTACTCAGTGGGTCATCAATTACATGGCCGCACCCTTCTTAGGGCTAGTGACAGAGCGCCTTGCAGCCCCTATGCTTGCGCACATCCGTGCAGTCGGTGAAGGCAAGCCCGTCGACGAGTCGATTGGAAAGGCCTTTGCAGCGGTTCAATCAAGGCGATACGTCGAGTCAGAACAGGCCGCACTCCTGTCGGTTGTCAGTCGGGCACAAGACACTTTTGCTGAACCCATGCGTGCCCTTGAAGTATTCTATGCAGAGCGGGCACAAAACTCGTCCGCGTCGCTTGCCTCTGACATTCTGGGGGCCGTTAATGCACAATTGGAGGTATGCAATGGATAAGACAGAAGTCCGCAAGGCGTTACCCGTGCACCACACGCCGACCTCGGATACGTCATGGGATGGTCCGGCGGCGAAGGCCAATCTCAAACTGGACCAGGATGCAGCGTACTATCAGGAGGCGTTTGCCTGGCAGGACCTCGAAGGCGATCCTAAGACGAAGGCCGCCTACAAGTTTATCAATCATGAAGTGGATGCTGATGGAACAATCGGAGCAGCCAATATCACGGCCTGTCGAGCGGGCATTGCCGTGTTGAACGGCGGGCGCGGTGGCACCACGATTCCCGATACCGACCGGCAAGGGGTCTACAACCACCTGGCGGCGCACCTGAAAGATGCAGATCTCGAACCGCCAGAGTTGAAAAGCTTTGTCGACGAGAAAATCGAACGCCGGACCGTGCCCTGTGAGTATCGTGAGGGCGATGGTGTGAACCCGATGATCACTGGACATGCCGCTGTCTTTGATACGGCGACCGACATTGGGGGCTGGTTCAGCGAGATTATCGCCAAGGGCGCCTTCAAGCAGGCTATCAAGCGGGACGATGTGCGGGCTCTCTGGAACCATGACGAGAACTATGTGCTTGGACGGACCCCGAAGACCTTGCGACTTGCCGAGGATGAGAAGGGCCTCGCCGTTGAGATCGACGTGCCGCAGACGCAGCTCATCAAGGACATGGTGCTGACGCCTATGCAGCGTGGGGACGTGAACCAGATGAGTTTTGCCTTCCAGGTGACGAAGGAGGCTTGGGATCAGACAGATCCTAAGAACCTCATCCGTACCATCCAGGAAGTCAAACTCTTTGACGTCTCACCCGTCACCTATCCCGCCTATCCGACGACCGACTGTGCCGTCCGTTCCGGTCAGGACGTCCTGAACGATTATCGTGCCAGCAAGGAGATACTTCCTGTGGTATTGCCCGAACCGGAACATACAACGCCAACCTCGGTACTGAGAGAGAAGTTGAGGCTGGCCGAACTCGAATGGCAGATGAAAGCATCAAAATGATCGAGACAATTAGGGTTCGCCCCTTGGGGGGGTAGTCCGAACGATATATTAACTCCGGGCACTGTATCGGAGAGCAGGCGACAATATTATAAACTATGGAGGCATCAGAATGAACGGAAGACAAATCGGAGAAACACGGGCTGGCCTAATCGTCAACCTGCACGAGATTCTTGACCGGGCGGAGGCAGACGGGAATCGCGCCCTGACGGCCGAGGAACGTATCACTTATGACAAGATCTTTGCGGATGTTGTGACTTTGGAGGCGGACAAGAAGAGAGTGGAGGCACTCGAGGTCGCCGATGCTTCACTTCGTCAGATCACGCCTCCACTTGCTGCGGGCAAGGGCCTTATTGAAGGCTCTTCGGATAAGACGCAGGAAGAGAGACGGGTGGCATTTCAGCACTTCATTCGGAGAACCCTTACCGAGTCCGAGGCTCGGGCTTTGACCCAGGGGTCGGAACCGGGTGGTGGGTATCTTGTGCCCGACCAGTTCCGGGCAGACCTGATCCAGGACGTCGGCAATGAGGTGTTTGTCCGGCAGCTGGCAAAGGTTGACACCATTACTGGTACCGACACGATCGGCTACCCGGTCCTCAATGCGCACATGGCGAATGCCGAGTGGACGTCTGAGGTCGGTGCGGCTACCAAGGATGTCACGCTGCAATTCGGCAAGCGGGAAGTCAAGCCCAACAAACTGCAGAAGGCGATTCAGGTCAGCAAGACCCTGCTGCGGAATGCGGCCATCGATGTCGAGGCAACGGTCCGCTCCGAGTTCGCGTACGTCTTGGGTATCACTATGGAACAGGGGTACCTCACTGGCATTGGCACCAACCAGCCCCTTGGTGTATTCACTGTCTCCGCGAATGGCATCGACACCGACCGCGATTTCTCGGACGGGAACACGGCAACGGCTCTCACTGTCGACGGTCTCATGACCGCGAAGTATGCCCTGAAGCCGTTGCATCGGCGCAGTGCTCAGTGGCTGTTTCACACCGACGCCATCCTTAGGCTTTCCAAATTGAAAGACGGTGAGGGCCGCTACATCTGGTCCGGTTCGGTCGTCTCAGGCGCACCGGATACTTTGCTCGGATTGCCCGTCAACGAATCGGCCTATGTTCCCAGCACCTTCTCGGCCTCTAAGTACGTTGGCATGCTTGCCAACTGGAGCAGGGGCTATCACATTGTTGATTCGCAGACCGTCGAGATACAGGTTTTGCGCGAACTCTACGCCGAGACGGGCTTGGTTGAATACCTTGTGGACCTGTGGACAGACGGTGCCCCCGTTCTGCCTGAAGCGTTCGCACGCATCAAGCTGTCGGCTTAGGAGACTGACATGAAGAGCATACTGAACAACAACATCATCACCCAGGAACTTGGTTATTATTCCGCTGGAACGACCGGCTATTCATCTGCCGTCTTGGATATGGCGGGATTCGACTGGGCCGTTGCGATTGCCTCCTATGGTACTTTGCTTGCCACGGGAACACTCAATCTCAAAGCATTCGGGGGCGCCGCATCTAGTGCTGCTGCCACTGCCTATGCCGGCGATATTACCTACACCGTCCCTGCGACTCCCATTTCGGGTATCTGCCAGGTGCTCGAGGTTCACAGACCCACACTCCGTTACATCAAGTTCACCATGACGCCGGCTGTTGCCAGTGCTGTCATCTGTGGCATGGTTGTCCTCCGCGGCAGGGGCAAGATGCCCGCGACCCAGGTCGCACTGACCACCGGTTGCCTGTCATCTGCCGTCCTCGTCACGCCGGCAAACGCCTAGTCTAAGTTATTGGGGGCGCGATGAACGCCCCTTTGGAGGTACTGAATGGCAGCTGGAGATTTCACTGCATTAATTCATAAAGAAGACGGGGTTATGACGTTTGAGCCGGGGTCCGTTTTTAACCTCGCATCTGCCCCGAATTTTGTTGTTGCTATTGCTGCACCCCACAATGAACTTGGGGGAGCGGGTTATTTTGAGTCTGATGTTTCAGGAACCTTTGCTGGTCACTTCTACGGTATGGGTTCATGGATTAACTTTGGCGCCGCCTCCATCACGGGCGGGAACATCATTGCTGCTCAGGATAACGGGATCTATGGAACCGCGACTATGACCAATTCCATTATTGTTTTTGGTATGCGCATGGAAGGGATTGTTACTGGAACTCCAGGGCAATTTGTTCCATTCAGTCTTAACACGGCCAATAGATCGATTACGGCCTTGTTCAACATCGCGTCTGGCCCATCGATCGGTGCCGTAAATGGTACACCCACCGCTGCGGCAAGTGGCAGTATCCCGCTCTTTGTCGATGGGAACGGCACAGTAAAATACGCCCGCTATTACGATTCACCAACTGCATAGGTCTAATCTATGAATGACGCACGGGCTAGCAATTTGCGAAAAGGGTTCTCCTCCCCTGCTCCTGCCCGTGCGTATTGGGGAGAAAGGGGAGTGAAATATGGAATTGACTTTGATTGACAGGTTTGCACTGTTGAAGGTACTACCGCATGAAGGGAGTTATGCCACGCTCAGGATTGTCTACGAGCTGAGGCTTGCCCTTTCGCCCTCGGAGCAGGAACACAAGGAGTTCGAGATAAGGGAACAGGGGAACAGCATTATTTGGAATCCTGCGAAGGGTTCTGTTCCAAAGGAAATGCCTATCGGAGAGAAGGCAACGGACATTATTGTGATGTCCCTTAAGAAGTTCGACCAGAACGGGAATCTTCCGGAAGAGGCCATTTCGGTCTACGAGAAGTTCATCAAAAGCTAGGAGGTCAATGTGTACGCAGAATGGCTGGATACAGGACTAATTACGACCGCTACCGGTGGTGCAGCGACTGGCTACACGCCTATTGCCACTGGTCGCGTGCTAGCGATTCGCTACGTGAAAACCGACTTTACAGACGGCGTCGATCTCACGGTGACGGTCGAAGGGACTGGAGAAGTAATTGTCACACTTACGGATATGAACCTTGCCACGGTGGTCTATCCACGCTCGGGCATTCACGACACCGCGGGCGCAGCTGCCGTCTATATTGCATCGGGTCAGGCTATTAGGGAACCAGTCGCGATCGCCAATGACCGGATCAAGTTCGTGGTTGCTGCTGGCGGCGATGGGAAGTTTGGACGCTTCCTCGCCCTCATAGGAGGCTGATGTGCTAGTTCGAATGTTGGCACTTGCCGCAGGCCCCATGGGTGTGTGGCATCCCGGACAAGAGATCGAACTGCCTACAGAGGAGGCTATGGCACTCATAACGGCCCACTACGCCGTACTGGTTGGGGGCAATGACGGTCGCTACACTGCAACCGTTGGTGGCATCCAAGTGGAGACTGCCATGTTGGCGCCGGCTGAACCGATTGCCGTTCCGATTGAAACGCGGACACCGGTCGGGGTTGTGGATCCGATCCTTACCTTTGGGAAATACAAGGGCGAGGCGATGAGTGCAGTCTATGCGAAGGATCCTAAGTACGTCACGGGCTTCCTCGCCAAGAACGAGGATGCTGAGATTGCTGCCGCCGCCAAGGCGATCGCCGGCTGACCATGCCAAGTGATATCCTGCTGCTCTCGCTAGGACCAACAGCCGCGGTCACCTGTAAGGTGTCTGCTGTCCTGGTGGGCGCCTTGGCGGGTGAGGTTCTTTCGGCAGACGCGCTTGCCTTAGCAGCTGCCGCGAGCGCTGTTAACCTGCTGACGCCCAATCAGGCGGGCGCCGAGACCGACACCACGGGCATGGAGGGGGTCAACGGTACATTGTCGCGGGATACGACTGCCTTCTATGCGGGCGTGGCATCGTTCAAATTGGTTGTCGCCGCCGCGGGCGACGCACAGATCCGAGCAACATATACCGCGGTAACCGCCGCGCTGCCCTATGCTTTCTCCGTCTATGTGAAGGCGACGGCCGCTGCCGGGCGCACGTGGAAAGTGCGCATTGAATGGTTCGATGCGATTGGGACTTCTCTTGGCGTGCAGGATAGCTTGCCGACCTTGGCCTCGGCTTCATGGACGTGCCTCTACGTGACGGGCGTGGCCCCGGGCGCAGAGCCGATCACATTGGCCCAAGCGAAAGTTCAGACGCGCGTCGAGACGAGTGATGAGGATCCGAATATTGCCAGCCTGATTGCGACCGCTCGAGCGTATGTCGAAGAGACCACGGGGCGGGCGCTTCTTACCCAAACGTGGACATGGCAGCATGTCAACTGGCATACATTGTTCAGTGGATCGTGGAGCAGACTGTCTCACGGGGTCTGGGGCCGTAAGGTCATTGTGCCTCGGCCTCCCCTGCAATCAGTGACCATCACGTATCTGGACGCCACGAACGTATTGCGAACACTCGCGCCAACCGAATACGTCGTAACACCCGGGGATCCCGGGACTATTGAGCGGTCCTCCTCCTTTACTTGGCCGACTGTTGCGGACTCCGGCTACCCAATCACCATTACCTTTGTTGCTGGCTATGGTACTGCGGCCAAGATTCCAGGGCCGCTCATGCAGGCGATGCTTCTTCTGATTGAAGAATGGTATGGGAACCGGTCCTCTGTTCTGACCGGATCGCGAGCGATCGTGGCGGCGTTACCACATGCCGTGGAAGCTTTACTGAGCTTGTACCACTGGTATCTGTGATGGACGCAGGCCGCCTGAACCGCAAGATAACGATCCAACAGGCCTCAACGGCTCAGGATGCCTACGGACAACCGGTCGTAGGATTCACGACGCTGGCAACGGTCTGGGCGGCCGTCGAACCACTCACTGGCGGTCTCCTGTTTGCCGCCAAGCAAGCGCAGAGCCAGGTCACGGTGAAGGTTACTATTCGGTATCTCGCGACCGTGACGACGGCCATGCAGGTGGCCTATGGATCACACGTCTATGCGATCGATGCGATTATCGACTTTGAAAGCCGGCACGAGACCATGGAACTGATGTGTAAGGAGTACGCGGCATGAGCAATTTTGTGACCATTGAAATCAAGGGACTGAATGAGTGCGACGCAAAATTGAAGTCGCTCAGCGAGCGCGTTGCGAAGCATAAAATAGCTCAGGCGTTGCAGGACGCCGCTACGTATTTGGTCGTGAGAATCGAGCGTGCAACATATGTCGGACACGATAACCCACGCGTGAGACTCAAAAATAGCTTCATGGCGGGCGCGACACATAAAGATGGCGAAAATACGGTGGTCAACGTGGGCCCGAATAAGGCTAAGACCGCCGTGGCAATGGCGTTCGAATTCGGGTTCCCAATGACGCCCGCGCACCCCATGATGCGGAACACGTTCGACGCTGAGAAGGACAAACTCATTGATATCTTTGTTGGCGCGCTCAATGAGGAACTGGAAAAGGTACAGTTGCCATGACGGACCTCGACGCAGCCTTGTTCACACGACTGAGCACCTACTCTCCGCTGATCACCAGTCTTGTTCCTGCGACGCATATTGCCGCAGTGACCATAGCGCAGGGCATTCTCGTGCCGTATGTGGTCTTCCAGGAGATCGATGACATCCCGGACTACGCGCATGACGGTCAGAACGGTCTGAGGCATCCGCGCATGCAGATCTCATCCTATGCCTCGTCTTTTCTTGGCGCCAAGGCAATCAACGTGCAGGTCATGGCCGCACTCGAAACGTGGCCGGCGGCGGCGCCGGACGTGCAGTCAGTCCAGATCGAGAACACGATCCCGATGTACGATCAGGCGACCGCCTTGTTTGCGATGATCACCGACTTCACCATTCAGTTTCTGACATAGGAGGAACCGTGGACTTCAGCACAGTGGAAAGTGTACCTGTTGAACTGCTCGGTAGGACGAGGCGTTTGAGGTTGACCCTTGCCGCGCCAGGATGGTATAAGGCTCTGACGCACAAGCGGCTTGATGACCTGATTGTGTTGCTTCAGCATCAACTGTCAGCAGGTATGGCAGCCAAACGGGTGAATGACGCGCACGCTGAGGCACTTGGCGTGCCGGTCGAGCAGTTGCCAGCGGATGAAGTCGTTGATCCTGATTCAATATTGGCTCCCAAAGACAAGGTCGATATCGCAGACATGATCCCGGACGTCGTGGCCGCGATTTATTGTCTGGCTCATTGGGAAGATATTACAAACCGGCCACAAGGCAAGAAGGACGTCCCGCTTCCCGGGGAACTGACCTATGAAGAGATGAACACGCAGCTGGACCTGGACGCTTTTCCCACGCTCATGGTACTCATCGTACAGGTCTATGCTCTCCATGCGATGAGGGCGGGCAAGGATACAGAGGGAGCTGACCCAAACGCCTCGAGCCTGGGGCCACTGAGCTCTGGGCCATCGGACGCACCCTCTTCAACCTTACCTCCGACGAATTCCTTACCTGCACGCCCCTAGAATGGCAAGAATTGTGGCGTGCGTGGGATTTACAACAGCATCGGAGCGAGGTCAATAGTGACTACCAATCTGCAAAGATTTGTGAGGTCATGGTGAACATGCAGCGATCTTCTGACAGCAATCCAATTGAACTGGCCGATTTTCTGATCTATGACAGGCCCTATGACAGGCCGGTTAGGAAGGGACAGACGGCAGAGCAAATGCTGGCGATCGCTGAGTTACTGACTGATGCCTATGGAGGCAAAAGGGTGCTGAATTGATGAATACCGGTCGGAATATGGACAGCATTAACGCTGCCGCGTTCGCCTACCTAAACAATTCATGAGGAGATAAACATGTCTCAAGCGCAAACGAGTTTCGGTGTCAGCCTGCTCCAGGGCATTGTGCCCGTTGCAGAAATCACTTCCCTCACGCCGCCAAGCTTCAATTCGGAAACAATCGACGTCACGAACCACGACAGTGTTGGGCGCATGGCTGAGTTCATCGGAGGCATGAGGAGCTCCGATGACGTCAAGATTACGTGCAACTATATTCCCGACGACCCCGGCCAGGCTCTGCTCCTAGCGGATCAGGCAGACGGCTTGGTCCACGCTTTTACTATCAACTTTCCGGCGGCCTGGGGTGCGAGCTTCGGCTTCTCGGCGGTTGTCCTGAAATGTGCCGTCTCGCCGTTCACCGCAAAGGGCGATGCGGTCCAACTCGAAACCAACCTGAAGGTATCGGGCACAGTCACGCTCAACCAGACGCTGAGCGCTGGGGCGACGACCCCGTTCTTCGTCTTTACTCCCGCCGGTCTTACCGTTCCACTGGCCTCGGCGACGCCTGGCACGTACGTCAACACACAGGCTTCGACCGTTGAATCGGTCGTCGTCAAGCCCTATGCGACAGCTGCAACGGCAGTCATCACGGTCAACGGCAACGTCGTTGCAACGGGCGTCGACTCAACTGCCATCGCTCTGGGTGAAGATGGCTCGGTCACCCCAGTCACCATCGTCGTCAAGGAAACGGGCAAGGTCGCCGTAACCTACGCGATCACGGTTGTCAGAGAAACGACGGTTTAACGTGGGCCGTCTGGCAACAACAGTGTACGTCGGCATCAGGAGCAGGGGATAACTCTGCTCCTGGATGTCGGTTACTGCTAGGACGCACGGGGAAGAGGAGGTGATGAAATAGCCACGCTCGCCAAGCTGATTGTACAAATAGGCGCCTCGACCGCCGAGTTCGAAGCTGCTATAAAGCAGACTTCGACACATCTCAAGAACTTCCAGCGAGATACGAAGGGGCTCGAGCCGATCATGAACGCTGTCGGCACGGCCATCAAGGTAGCCGGGACTGCCATTATCGGGGCGTTCGTGGCTGGCGGGACCGCTGCACTTGCCTCAGGCAAGGTGATCGAACAGTACAGACTCTCGCTCACAACACTCATGGGTTCGTCAAAAGCAGCAGGCGAGGCGGTCGCATCCGCACTGAACCTTGCTGCCAAGACCCCATTTACCGATGACCAATTGCTTGCTGCTACCGTTGCTTTGACAAAGTTCGGCCAGGATGCAAAAACTGTGTTGCCCCAGGTTGCCAATATGGCAGCAGCGACGAACGGCGACGTTGGACAGGCGGCAGAAGCGTATGGTCGCTTCTTGTTGGGTCAAACCAAGGCGCTGGCCTCTTTCGGTATCACGAAGGCCCAAGTCCTTGCAGAGGGAGCGAAGACCGAACAAGGTATCGAGATCGCGAACCAGAAGGGGCAGATCGTCAACCAAGCTGCGTTCAATACCGCTCTGTTGTCCCTCATGGACAAACGGTTCAAGGCCGGGGCAGAATTGCAGGCCAACTCGCTGGCCGGGCTAATCAAGGGAATGAAGGATACGGGCGAGGACATTCTCAGGACGATCGCCGGGTTCTCGGATGACGGCACGGTCCGCGCTGGGTCCATGTTCGACTTCTTCAAGCAGGAGATTACTGCCGTGCTGGCAAAGGTCGAAGAATGGAAGGCGAACGGTTCACTCCAGGAATGGGCTGATAACGTCGGGAAGGCAATCTCCATCTTCTTCACCGACGTCAAGATTGTGTTCAACTGGCTCGTGGATATTGCCACCTGGATCGCCAGGAACTGGCAGGCAATCGTTCCGGTCATTGCGGGTGTTGTTGGAGCGTTTGTAGCGTTTAAGGCTGTCACGATCTATGTCGATGTGGCGGCTGTGGCCGTCAAACTGTTCGGGGCTGCTGTCGCTGGCACGCTCGGACCGCTCGGATGGATCACGGCGGCTGTCGCTGCTCTGGCGGCAGGCATCGCGTATCTGATCGGAAAACAGCAACAGGAAAATGCACTCTTGAACCCCTCGTTGGTGGGGGCAGCATCAGTAGAACACATCAAGGCACTTAGGGCGGCAATGGCTGAATATGATGCTGTAACGGAAAAAACCGGATCGCAAATGTTGGAAAAGGACCAGGCAGGTTATTATGCCTCACGTGTAGCGGGGCATCAAAAGTACGTCAATGACATCAAAGAGCAGAATGATCTATTGGCAAAGGCCGCGCTTGATTCTCGGAACGCGACATCGAAGGCAGTAGAGGATGGATATGCAAAAACAGTCGCCGATGCAGCTGCAGCCGCAAAATCCCAAGTTGCGCTGGATGCGGACTTGGCAAACAAGATTTTAGACCTGACTCAGACAAAACTGCAGAGTGCTCTTCGCGCCATTGATGTTGAAGCAGCAAAAAAGCTCGCCGATGGAAAGAACGAGGTTCAAGTAGCCGAGTGGGTAAGGGTTTCCAAGATTGCGGCCTATAAGGAAGCTGCCGATGCTTCGGCTAAATTGACTGAGGCTGCAACCAAAAAGACTTCTGAGGAGGCTGCAAAAATCCTTGGGATTAATGCTGATCTGAACGACCAGCTCTATAAACTCAGGCATACAACCATCGAGAATCAGATCTATGACCTTGCCAAGGTGCGCGATGCGGCGATCGCCGCCGGGGGTTCGAAGTTAGCAGCTGACAAGGTGTATGTGCTTGCCTCCAAAAAGGTTTATGCCGATGCCGCGGCAGCCCAACTCATTGCCGATAAGGAGGCAGCTGATAAGGCGCTGCAGGCAAAGAAAGACGCCGAGGACAAATACCTGAGCGCCGTAGCCGATTATACCTCGAAACAGCAGGATGTCCGGAGTTCACTGGCTCGCACGATCATTAACAACTATGGCAGACAAGAGGATGTAGCCATTACCGCGCTTGAGAAAGAACGCGACACGGCGATCGATACTATCAACGATCAGATCGACGCCCGCAACCGGCAACTCGAGACAACCCTCGACAATATCTCAAAGGAAAAGGATGCGGCGCTCGGGATCTTCGACGTGCAGATTTCAGCGCTCGAGGCAACGCATGCTGCGGCACAACGCGCAGAGACGCTTGCCGGATTGCGGGCCGACATTGCCACTGCCAAACTGGCGGTAGAGACGGCAGAAACGCCAGAGGATAAGGAACGGGCTACCAAGGACCTCCTGAGAGCACAGAAAGCCTTGGATAAGGAACTCGCCAATGAGGCATACAACGACAAACTTGACAGTCTGAGACAGCAGAAAGCCGCGGCTTCCGACTTCTGGGACGCACAGACGAAGGCCGCACAAACAGTGGCTGAGTCAGATCTCCAAATACTCAAGGATCAGGTCACCGCTACCCAAAAGTCGTACGATGATCGGATCGGGTCCGTCAAGTCCTACTATGCCGACCTGATGCTCCAGCGCAATGCCGATGCGGAAGCAGAGAAAGTCTTGGCCAGCAACACGCAAGCCGAAATCCTGGCCATGCTCGAGGGGCGGCTCGGCGACTGGAAGGCCCTTGGAGCTGAGATAAGCGACGCCATGTTCGGCGACGCACTGGCAGCTAAAGCAGCACTGCTCGCCCTTGGTGCAACAAATGTGCCCGGCACAAGTGCTCCGATCTCTCCCACGTGGAACCAAGGCGCCGGACAAGCAGGATACGGAACGTTCCCCATCATCCAGCACGGCACTGGCGGCTATTTCACGACACCCCATATCGCGGCGATCGCAGAAGCAGGACCCGAGTTCATCGTGCCACAAAGCCAGGCCAGCGCATTCGCCGGACGCATGGGCGGTATGCCAGTCAACGTCACCTACAACATCAATGGCGCTTCGGACATCCCGGCAATCCGTCTCGAGCTGCAGCACCACGATAAGGAACTGCTTGGCATGCTGAGAGGTGGGCGATGGTAAGACTCTACTGGGGAACGGGCGGCAGTGACTATACCGAGGTCTCGGAGAGTGAGGCGCTGGCCATCCGCTACGAGCGCACGATCATCACCGACCACATCCCGTACAGTAACCGTGTGGTGAGCACAGAGCAAGGCTACCAGGCCAGGATTGCCTTCTCGACCTTCATGAAAACGACGGCGACGCGCGACGCTCTCCTGGGACACTTGCCGGATGTCTACAAGGTGTCAGTCGACAGCGGGACATCCTATCGCCTGACGACTGACGTGGGACACGAGGTCAGAAGAGAATGGCTGGACTTGTGGCCCGTTGACCTGGACCTGCTGTGCGATGCCGACGCTCTCAGCGCAACATTACACTCAGAGCCGGGTGGAGATACTTGCCTGAATCTCGGCAACCGTCCGAGCACCCCGACCTTCGTCATTACGGTCGGCACAGAAATTGCTGCTGGCCTGACGATCTCCGATGGCACGCGAACGCTCATCCTGACCGGTATCTATCATGTGGCCGACATCCTGACGATCACTAATTGGAAGGCGCTGCAGAATGCCGATGAAGTCACGCTAAACATGAGCGGTGAGTTTCCAGTGATCCCGGCAGGCGACGACGTGACCTTCACGTTCACCGGCATCACCGCGCCAGCAACCGAGGTCGTTATCACCTATCGGGATACTTGGAGGTAGACCATGTACAAATGTTACTATCACGTATCAAGTTCATCAGCTACAGACTTCATGAGCAAGTTGTACACCTACATTGAGGCGATGGGCTGGGTCAAGGAAAAAGGACTGGAAGTCGCGGACGGCGCAGCCTTTGAAGCATCTCACGCCTATACGCAAGGTGAAATAGTCAAGCCGACAACTGCCAACGGCTTCGTCTATATCTGCTCGACGGCAGGAACAAGTGCGGCGGCCGAACCTGCATGGGGAACAACTCTGAAGGGAGAGACGACTTCAAACACGGCCAAGTTCCGCGCCTATAACGTGGGCCGCGTCTATTCATCGCAGAGCGAATCAGATGCAGAGCCGAAAGGGTACATCTATCTGTATGCGACCGGCGATACCATGAAGTGTATTCTGATAGGCATTATTGGTGTGGCACAATGGGCGGCAGCGACATGGCTCTGTGGTGATACCGCAGGGAATATCTTGGGAATTGGAATCTCTGCTAACCCCTGCTACTCCTTCATTTACGGTAATAAGAACTTGATAGTCGTTTGTACCGCCTATAGCAGTTCATACCATTATGCCTATGTTGGCTTCTTTACTCCAGTCTGGACACAACGGACGACGCTGAGCGGGGCTGCAACAGCGGGAAGCGGGGTCAATCTTGCCGTTGCAAGTTCCGCAGACGTCTATGTTGGTCAATGGCTTCAGATGTGGGGGGCTACCGAAGAGGGACGTGACAAGGTGGTGGTGTCCGCCGTTCCCGATTCTACTCATATAACGGTGACAACACTCCCACGCAACTATTCCAGCGGTTCATGGATTGGCGTGATGCCCGTACGGTGGATAGGCATTACGGCACTAAACACGGCCATTCCAGCGAACGCGAGCAATTACATGCAATTATCGGCTGCTGGTACAGTTGTAAATGGGCATTCGATTTGCTTTCTTACCGCCAACCAAATCTTGGCCGAGACAGACCCCGACTATCGTCAGCAAAAGTACCTGTTACGACCCATCTACTATCAATGGGCAGACTACATTAGTGGTTCGTTGTGGGAATATGGCATTGCCGGGTATCTCCCAACAGACATTATCTTGCAACAGTCCAAGTCAGTCACTTCTCTTGACCTGTTCCTTGTCTATAACGGCTTTGTCTATCCCGTGACTGGAACAGCGACGTCAGGTGGCGCGACAACGCTGACCGATACAGGAAAGTCACTGACCATAGACGCATGGATTGATAAGATTCTGGTCATCACAGCAGGGACGGGTGTCGGACAGACACGGCGCATTATCAGCAATACCGCCACAGAGTTCACGGTTGCTACATGGGAAACGAACCCTGATAATACTTCTGTCTATGCGGTTGTTACAGAAGCATGGAGGGCACTTGGGTCGGGCGCGACCTCCTGTCCTGTCGTCAAGGAGGTCATCTAATGGCCTTCGCTGTATGGGCATCGCTCAAAACCGAGGGAACAACGGCAATCCCCGATATGGCCACAGAACTGAAACAGACCAATGTTGTGACCCTTCCCTTCTGGTATAGCGCAGATGTTAGACCGACAGCATATTCTGCCCTGAATAATAAGGCAACAACTATCGCAGCGTGGCGCTGGCGCATCAAAAGAGCATAAATGGCATTCGCAGTCTGGGCATCAATAATTCTAGTGAGGTCGCTAGATACGCCTGTTCCTGTGGTTACGCACAGGGCTGCTGACCATTTCATTGCCACGTTTGATGCTGTTGAGGAAGCCGTCTCCTATGAGTTCACAACCGATGGTTGTCTGACCTGGCTGCCGATCGTCTCCGGCGTGGCAGTCACAACCGACAGCAGAGGCCAAGCCCTCATTGAGAATACACACTATAGCGTTCAAGTTCGGTCTGTTGGTATTGGTGGCGTTCCGTGGGATACATCAGCGGCAAGCGCAATCGTTGATGCCTATACGAATGCTGCCCTCCCGCCAACCCTCATGTTGCTGACTCCACATCCGACTGACGACCCCGCCATCTGGATCATGCGCGGGCTGGTCGTGGCGTTTGGTGGCGCGGTCGTCACGATCACCTTCCAGTACGGCGCGACGACTTCCTACGGGACGAACGTGGTGCTCACCGGGACCTACACCACCGGCGAACGGGTCGTCAAAGCGGTAATAGTTGCACCCGATACGACCTATCACCTGCGCATGAAGGGCGAAAACATGGGCGGTATCACCTATACGCCTGATATGATCCTGTTCACGGGCAGAAAACCTCGGTGGCGCGTTTACGAACGCCAGGTGACCTAGTGGCCACAACCTACAAGATTCTCGAAAACATTATCGACTCACAGGTGAGCGAAGCACGCAACGCGCCAGCCGCCGCCGCACTCATCACCCTGGCGGGAACCGTCGACGTCACGCTCGGCGAAACGGTCGTCTTTGCCCATGACCAAGGCGGCCAGCGCAGCTACTATCCACTCGAGGCGGTCAAGGTCGATCATGAACAGGGCAGAACAAAGGTCATGGCTCGCTCGCTCCTCTGGCAACTCTTCAACGTCCTCCTCCCGGACATGGCAGATCAGATAGGAGAGGCTTCGGTCATCATCAAGGCGGTGATCGCAGCGGCGAACGCCTTAGACTTCTGCGACATCTACGTCAACGACAGCAACATCATCCCCTCGACCCGAACCTATACCGCCGTCAACGTGAGCCACCGGAAAGTCGGTGAGCTCTTCCAGGACCTGTGCAAGGACACGGCCTGCGTCATGTGGGTTGGCTATGATGAGGTCAACGACAAATTCAATGCCTTCTTCTTCCAACCGGTCTCGAGCATCGAGCAAGACACGGGGGCCGTGCGCGAGGGCGTCAACATTGTGTCAGAGAATCTGCAGAAGGGATCACTCGATGACATCTGCAACTACGTTCTCATGTACTATTTCCCGCGCCGGTATCCGTATGGTGAGGATTGGACAGAGCCAGCGTTCATCGAAGCCGGAACGGCAGCCTGGACCCGAGCAGCTGACTTCGTGCAGCAAGCACATGTTCCAGGCGCGACGCGCGAAGTGCGCTTGTTCCAGCGCGGACCGTGCACCACCATCAGTTCCGACTGCCTGAATGCGGACCACATCCACGTCGCGAGCACGGCAGGATTCGCAGCGACCGGCGGCATTCTCATTGCCGGTATCGGCCTTGTCTATTACCTGAGCATCACTGGCGATCAATTCAACCTGCCAGGTGCCATCAACGGCCTCTGGAAAGCGGGCCTGACCGTGGTACAAGGCTGGCTTTCCGACTTGGGACCGGAGGTCCAGTGCGAAGTCGCCAATGTCTATATGGCACCAATTACCGAGACAGTTGACCAACTCGACCTCTATATCGAGAGCATCGTTGGAACTCCGGGCCCGATCAAGGTCTATGCCGTCAGCAGCGAGTACGGATACCCAGCAACCTACCTCGGAACTATTACCCCGACAGCCCCGGGCTGGCAGACACTCGAAGTCGCATGGACCGCTCCCGGACCCTACTACTATTCGCTCCACCTGGTGTTTCAGATTGAACAAGCGGCCACCATCAACGACTACTACACCCTCGGCACCGGACCGGCGGCTGTCGGCGACTTCTGGGCTTGGTACGTCTATTCGGACGCATTCGGCGGCGGTTCGGACCCGCTGCAGCAACTTTCCGTCGCCCTCTGGAGCGGTCTCATGACCGCACCCAACACCACCTGGATCTGCACAGGCGCGACAAAGGCCCTCGATCAGGCGGCATTCCTCAGCGCAAGCGGCAACGTCATGAACGACAACCGAGCGGGCACCGGCTGCATTCGATTCGTGGGCGCCGGCACGGCAAAGGTTGAAGATACCAGCGACATCGCAGAATATGACCGGCTGCACTTCTACTACAAGGGCAACATCAGTCAAGTCGAGATCATCTGTGAAGGCGGTTCGTACTACCAGGCCCTTGGCTCGCAAAGCGACTGGAATGAGGAGACACTGACGATCGCCGCCATGCTCAAGTCGGGCACACCGCTCTCGACGCTCATCGCCATCAAGTTCACTTGCACAGGTGGGTCTGGTTGGGTCGACGGCCTGTACTTCCTGGCCCCGAGCTCCGGCCTTCCCGTGACCGTCCAGGATACGGACTCCATTCTCGCCTATGGCCAGCACCCCGAGGTCATCTACGCGAAGGGTGTCGCAGAAAGCAGCTACGCGTTCTCGCTTGCTGAGGCAATCGTCCTCGACCGCAAGATACCGAAGTATTCTGGGACCATCGTTGTCAAGGACACGCCCGGACGCTGGAGCCCACAGAAATCCGTGCGCGTCATGATCGCGAGCAAGGAGATTGATGAGGTCATGGCCATCTACCAGGTCACGCACAGATACGATGGATATGTTCAGCTCGAGGTCAACAGTTTCGAGTTCGATTACGCCCGCATCCTCGCTGGCCTTCAGAGCAGCATGGAGAATCTGCAGATCACCGTCGGCTCGACGGTGCCCGTTGATGAGAACGTGGCGAAGCAGGCGGTGATTGTAGCGGCCCACGCCGGACGGCATGCAGCAGGGGGGTTCGATGAAATCAATGTAGGTGGGCTGAGTGGTGTCTTGACGAATAACCAACCGACAACTTGGGCCCTTGTCGCGTTGAAGCCATCAAGCACCGTGACAGACATTGATAGTGCGGTGAGCCTCAAACACGCGGCGGCGCATACCCATCCTGAATCAGAAGTTGTCAATCTTGTGACCGATTTGGCTGGCAAGGCTCCGACATTGCATTCCCATGCTGAAAGCGAAGTGACGAATCTTGTAACTGATTTGGCTGGCAAGGCGGCCTCTGCACATACGCATCTCTTGGCAGCAGGCGCGACAGACGTTACCGGCAGCGTAACCGATCTGAATGATGCCGTTGCAAAAAAGCATGAACACACGAATGCGACTGCATTGGCAGCGATTCCGTCTTCCAAATACAACGCCACGGCCGCTCCGACCGTCGATGACGATGTGACGCTTGGCTACGCTATTGGTTCGCGCTGGTACGACGTGACCGGCGACGCAGAGTATGTTTGCCTCGACGCCACAGACGGCGCTGCAGTCTGGTGGAAAACGACGCCATAGATTGACCGGAACCACATCAACTGTGAACTAGGACAGCAGGAGGTTGAGATGCCCGACGGGATGGAAGTTCTTACTCAGAAGGTCGAGGACCTTACGGCAGCAGTAACAAGGGTTGACATCAACACGCAAAAGATGTCGTGGGTTCTGTCGGACGCTGACGTGGGGTTGGTCGGCCAGGTCGGGAGACTCGCGCTGGTCGTCAAGGAGTTGGAAAAGAGTCGAGACGACCACGAAACACGGATGCGGGCGCAGGAAATCCGGCACAGGACGGAAGACGACAACAGAGCAGAAGTGAAGAAGCCACTGGTTATGATGGCGTTCAGTCTGTTAGAGAAATTGATATGGGTTGGTCTAGGCGGAGTACTTGCATGGTTGTGGACTGCACGAGGAGTGTAGCCGAAGGAGATTCACATGTTCGATGGAACAGAAAGGCGGCACGGCATCAAGGAAGTCAAGGAAACTGACCTCAAGTCGCTCCAGGTCGAATTCTGGCTTGGTCCAGATGGCGCCATCGAGGAAGTCAATGAGTCCGCACACCTCGGCAACCAGGACCTGGCGGCAGACCCAGACGTGACAAACGTTTACAGGTGCCTCGGCGCCTACGGGCGTCCAGGCTCGAAGATTCCCGTGTCCTTCAAGTTGGACAGTCTCGGAACCGTGGCCCCGAGGATCGAGACGGCCCCGGGCATGCATGAGGTCAAGAAAGATGTCCTGTTCAATGCTTTGAAATGGCTCGACGAACCGGAAAAGGTCGCTGCGCTCTCGGACGTAGAGATAATCAAGCTTCAGAACATCGGCGTCATCGAGCTGAACGACATCGTTATTGCCGCTCTCCTGGCGGTTCCGCGCGTGTGGACGCCGTTGGTTGATGCGGCAATGGCTATCATGCAACATGCGAACGGAAGTCAGGAAACCTTCCCGAAGCCCATCATCACGCAGGAACACAACACGAACGTGGTGACCGGTGACCACAGTGACGGCGCCGCTGGCGTGTTGACCGTTGGTAGCCACAACTTCACGGTCGGCGACAAGTATTGGCGCTTCTGTTCGCATGGGTTCTGCAAGGGCCGCGAGCGCTATGCCTTCACGTGGATGGGCGTGCCCCAGAACTACCTCGACGAACCAAAATAGGAGGTCCTCACGAACATAGTTCAGCGGGCCTCACCAAACAAACAAAGTGGGCGCGACGGTTGGAAGCCGGACACCATCGTCTGCCACATCACCGAGGGCGCCTATGGCGGCGCCGTCGAGTGGCTCTGCAATCCCAAAGCCGTGGCCTCCGCGCACTTCGTGGTGGCTCAGGACGGGCGGGTCACGCAGTTGGTGTCCATTGAGGACACGGCTTGGTGCAATGGAACAAGTCCGAGCCCGGGACAGACAACCTACTCCGGCAACTCGATACTCAAGAACGTGCGCGATCGCAAGACCAACGCCAACTTGTACACAGTGAGCATCGAGCATGAAGGCATATGGGCAACGACAAAGGGCAGACTGACGGTCAAACAGCTCGGCACCACCATCGAGCTGATCGCCTGGATACGCAGCGAGGTCAAGCGCATCTACAACGTGGTAATCCCACTTGACCGGGAACATATCGTCGGACACTACCAGATCAGCCCCATCAACAAGCCAAACTGCCCGGGGGCCCTGTTCCAGTTCGACACGATCCTGAACGTCCTCCAGGACCGCGAGCTGGCACAGCCGGCGGTGACGATAGCCGACGTGAGGAAATGGAACGCAGACGAAGGGATTATCAGTCTGGCTGCCAAAGGAGACACGCCCGTTACATATGACGTCATCCGCTGGGCATTCTACAAGCTCGAGCATCGGACATAGGAGGCACATATGCCTATTGATTGGACGCCCATTATCTTGTCCATCGTTGCATTGATTAGTACCGTTATTGTCACGTTGATTCCCATAGCAGTTACGGCATTTACTGACGCACATACGGCAAAACTTACCCAGTTGAAAGCCATTGCTGACAAGAATCAGGCACTTGCCGAATCGATTGTGAGGGTCATCCAGAACACGAAAAAAGCTTTCACGAACTCGGAGAAGTTTGCACTGGCTCTCTTGCGTATCGACGAGGAACTGCATCTTCCTATTAACACCACACGACAGTTGATTGAGGATGCAGTTGCCAGTTTGACACTGGCTTGGGGTGATGCATGGGATGCCCTTGGTGGGGAAACACCCGAGACGCCGGTTCAGCCACCAATCGAACCGACACCGCCGACAGAATTGCCAGCACCCTAACCGAGTTGGAGCAGCCTCACCTGCCAGGAGTAGGAAGAGATCCTCGGCCGATGCTTTTTCAGGTCGGCCGTCGCAGTTTGGGGAAAATTCCTTCCCTGGGCAGACCGACATCGTAAAAAGAGGCCCTAGGAAGAGATCTCGCGGAGAGAGACGTGTGTTTGTATCCCTAGGATCATTTGATCTCTACTGAGTTGCCACGGTAACGACCCCATAGGCTGCTGAGGTTGTTGACTGGGCAGCCCACGCGCCGTCTTTCGTAACGGTGACGTCCAGCCAGCCGTACTCTCCCATGTTCTGAAATTCGCAGCTCACCATCGTACCGGTCGTCTCATAGGTGGCAGGGACTGTCCCCTCGACGGACTGGGATGTCGAGCTGCCGCCGGCGGTCAGGGTCAGATAGCTGCCGGTGAACTTTACGCTGTCTGAGCCGGTGAGTGATTTGAGATCCTTCGACTTGCTCATTCCGGTTACCGTGATCACGAATGTAGACTCAGCCGGGACAACGGGCACCGGCGACGCAGGTTCTTCCGGGATACTCACTGCAGGACTGGAACACCCCGCGACAGATGTCAACAGGAGAACCACAAGAATCAGCGCGAATACTCTTCCTCTTCGCATGTTTGCCTCCTTGGCAGTACAGTTGTTTGCCAGTATGCCAACGTAACTGCAAGAAGTCAAGCTGTCGTGGCAGTATAGAGACTTTCCCTCTTGACAGGAAAACTGCTTGCCGGCATACTGTTT